AAACAACTACTACAACTGGTACTGGGACTTACACATTAGCAGGTGCTGAAGTTGGTTTTCAATCGTTTTCCACTATAGGTAATGGTAATACTACTTACTATGCTGTTACTGATGGTGGGGACTGGGAAGTTGGTATTGGGACGTACACTGCTTCTGGAACAACTTTAGCACGTACAACAATACTATCCTCATCTAACAGTGATAATGCAGTTAGTTGGTCAGCTGGAGAGAAGTTTGTATTTGTAACTCAACCTTCCTCTAAAGCATCTTTCTTAGATGCAAGTGGTAATCAGAGTAACTCAGACTTCGCTACTCACGTAGATATAAACACAACAATAGCAACTAAACCTTCTCACTCTGAAGGTCGCTTATTCTATGATAAGGCATTTGGTGCATTAGGGTTTTATAATGAAGAATCTGATATTACGTTACAGATTGGTCAAGAAGAGTATATTAGAGCTTATAATGATACAGGATCTACTATTACGAATGGTACTCCAGTGTATCTTACTGGTGAGTCTGGGGCTACTCCTACTATTGCAGTAGCTAGAGCAGATAGTACATTCGCTAAGTCTCAAGCTGTAGGTATAGCTACACACGACATAGAAAATAGTTCTGTAGGTTATGTAACTACTAGAGGTCTTATAGCTGATGTAGATACTAGTCACTTAACTGTAGGTCAGCCAGTACACGTAGCTATAGGTGCTTCGGGTGGTACACAAACAGCATCTCCTACTTACCCTAACTTTCCTACAGAAGTAGGTATATGTTTAATAAGCAACGCTAGTTCGGGTTGTATATACGTTGATGTATACCATGAGTCTTTTGAGACTATGAGAGTTGAAGGTAATGCTCACTTCGATGCAGACTTAACTGTAGATGGTGACTTAACCGTTAACGGTACACAAACTATAACTAATAGTAACAACATAAACTTATCTGGTGCGTTTAACTACTTTAACTCTGGTGATACTATTGGAGAAAGTAATACAACTTTTACTGGCACAGGTTTAGATGATGCTATTCTTACTGGTCACTATGAAGGTACAAGCTCTAATAAGACATTTAAGGTTAAGATTACTACTCTGCATACTGGCGGCACTGAAGATTTATTTAGATGGTCAGTAGATAACTTTACTACACAATCTGCTGAGATTGAAATAACAGGTAACGATCAAGCCCTTGCTGATGGCATAAACATAAAGTTTAATGCTACTAGAGGTCACACTATAAACGACATATGGTCTGGTACAGCTTCTCCAGTTAATGTAGATACTGGTATAGCATCTAATAGAAATACTGGTACATCAGGAGTTGGTTATACTCACGTAGGTACTTACTTTGACGTTTCATCTGGTTATTGGACATTCTTTGATGAGTATGCTCCAGAACCTACAGGTACTATAGATACTAGTCACGCCTCATTTTCCTATGGGACTATAAAGGTTGACGCTGTAATAGGAAACCTAACAGGTAACGTAACAGGTACTGCATCTAATGCTTCTCAGCTACTTAATGCTAGAACTATCAGCCTTAGTGGAGATGTAACTGGTTCAGTGTCGTTTAACGGCAGTGCAGACGCTGATATAACAGCTACAGTAGTCAATGATAGCCATACACATGATACCCGATATGTGCAAAAGGCTGGAGACACAATGACAGGTACACTTAACGCTACAACAGTAGACTTTGGTGACTGGACTATAACTGAAAGCGGAGGATCTTTATTCTTTGCTTATAGTGGAACAAATAAATTCAAACTCGACAGTAGCGGAACATTGTCTGTGACTAATGACATACAGACTGACCAAACAATATAACATAAGCTAATAGTGAGTACACGAAGATGGCAGTAAAAATAAACGGCACTGAGGTAATTGACGACAGTAGAAACGTAGTAAACGTAGGTACTGTTGACGGTAGAGATGTTTCTACTGATGGGTCTAAACTAGATAACGTATCTGCTAACGCAGACGTTACTGCCACAGCTTTACCTACAGCATTGACAGGTCTATCTACTAGTGCATCTCCAGCATCTGATGACCTCATTGTGTCGTATGATACTTCTGCTGGTACTTGGAAAAAAGCTACTGTTACTGCTACTGCTCTTCAAGGACAGAAGGGACAGAAGGGTGAAGTTGGAGCTACTGGTTCTCAAGGTATTCAAGGTAATACTGGAGCAACTGGTAGTGCTGGTTCCGCTGGAGCTAAAGGTCAGAAGGGTGAGGTCGGTGTAACTGGTAACACAGGATCGACTGGAGCTAAAGGTCAAAAAGGTGAAGTTGGAGTTACAGGTAATACAGGATCTACTGGTCAAAAAGGTCAGAAGGGCGAAGTAGGGGCTACAGGAGCTACAGGAGCTACGGGTAGTGCTGGATCTAACGGAGCTACTGGTCAGAAGGGACAGAAGGGCGAGGTTGGCGCACAAGGTATTCAAGGTAATGCTGGTAATACTGGATCTACAGGTTCCCAAGGTCAGAAAGGCCAAAAGGGAGAAGTTGGTGCATCTGGTGGTACAGGCTCTACTGGACAAAAGGGACAGAAGGGTGAGGTAGGAGCTACGGGTTCTACAGGCTCAACTGGCTCTACAGGTAATACAGGCTCCCAAGGACAAAAGGGACAGAAGGGTGAGGTAGGTAATACTGGCTCAACTGGAAGTACAGGTTCTCAAGGCCAAAAAGGACAAAAGGGTGAAGTAGGAGCGCAAGGTAATACTGGTAATACTGGTAGTACAGGCTCTACTGGTGCTACTGGACAGAAGGGTCAGAAGGGTCAAACTGGATCTACTGGCGGTACTGGTTCAACTGGATCGACTGGTCAAAAAGGACAAAAGGGTCAAACAGGTAATACAGGGTCTACTGGTGGTACAGGGTCTACTGGTCAAAAGGGACAAAAGGGTGACGTTGCTTCTATTGGTAATTCAGGTTTGCTTACGATAACCGCTGGCACCCAAGTTCATACTTGGAGCCACGGGCTAAGCTCAACACCCTATATGTTTGGTGCTTTTCTTGAATGCGTCACTGCTTATGGTACTTTTACGGTAGGTGACAGGATGCAGGTTGCAACAACCATGGATGACGATGGTACATCACAGACTGTATGGGCTAGTTCTACTCAAGTAGGTGTCTCATTTCGTGGTATGGGTTACACTACACAGCCACGAAATGGCACAGGGCAATATATTAGTGGCATACGAACCCACTTTAAAGTTGTCCTTTGGGCAATGTAAGGGAACCAATTATGATAGTATATCAAATCTCACTTCACGGTTCGGCATACGATGCAAGAGGTAAGACTTGGGAACAGATATACTCTGAGAGCTTCTGTAAGCCCCGTACAGGCTGGTTAGACCCTATCCATAATAGAACCCTACTAAAAGGTGAATTTGGATGCTCAGTGAGCCATTTAAGGGTCTGGGAGAAGATAGCTAAGAGTAACTCTAATGGTATAATACTAGAAGAGGATGCAGTATACGATAGTATAGATACTGATAAGGTAAATAGTCTTCTTAATTCCCACGATAGCGTCTGGTTAGGTTATAGACTAAACGACATGGGTTATTGGTATAACTGCCATGCTTATGCGATTACTCCTGATACAGCAAAACTGTTGATAAAAGACTTTAAGGATAACATCATCCCAGTTGATGAGTGGGTTCCTATGAAGCTAAGAGATAAACACAACTACTTCTACAAAGAAGAGGTCGTTACTCAGATCCCAAGGTCAGCCCGACCAAGTACCATAGAGGAAGAAGATAATCCGATGATTAACCCAAGTAAGATAAACATAATAACTGTAGCTACAGACGAAACTAAAATGTGGCCTCTATCACAGTCATGCGACAAACATCAAATTAATCTAGTTAACCTCGGTAAAGGAGATAACTGGAAGAGTGAGATGGAAGGGTATGATGGCTTAAGAAAGATAGAGCTAGTTAAGAACTTAGTTAAAGACTTAGCTAAAAATGAGATAGTATTATTTGTCGATGGTTACGATACTTTCTTCACCGAAGGTTACGAGACGATAGTACAAAGGTTCTTAGGCTTCGATGTAGATATATTGTTTGGAGCAGAACAAGAATGTTGGCCTATAACAGACAACCATTTCTACAAAGAAAGTTGGATAGATGATGGAACACCTTACAGGTATTTAAATAGTGGATTGTATATAGGTTATGCAGGGGCAATAGATGAGTTCCTTAACTTACCAAGTACAGACGCTAAAGGTGACGACCAACTGTATTGTCAAACTAGATACCTAAAACTAAAAGATGGTAAAGTAGAAACAGAGTATGCAAACAAAGTAGGATTAGACTACGAAGCATACATATTCCAAAACCACGATACAAGTATAAAGATAGTAAATGGACAACTGTGGAACGACAGAACTAATTGTTGTGGTTGTATATACCATGGAAATGGAGGTAAGTCAGAGAAAGACTTCTTCTATAAACTAGCTAAAGAGTTTGGGTATGAGAAACTATCCTCTCCTATTACTAGGACAAGTAGAGATTTAGACTACAAAGAAGTAGCACAAGACTTGCTAGTTACAAAACTACTATCCGAAAGTGAGTGTAAAGACTTAATAGCTAAGTCTGATGCTCTAGGTGGTTGGGGTAATTTAGACGGAGACAAGTTTCCAGCACAAGAGATAAGACTTAAGAAGTTAGGTCTGTGGAAACAATACGAAGCTCTCTGGAAAGATAGACTATTTAAGATCTGCGAGAAACACTGGAAGCCTGTAGAATATATGGGACTACGTGATGC